ATCATTAATTATATAATAAGATGATCTGTCATCAGAAGAAACTTGATGTTCCCGTTTGAATTTAAATTTTTGATCTGGATAAATTCTATTGAAAATCTTATCTAACATGTGCATACGGCACACATGAAGGAATGATGATGTGTAGTGAAGAATACCTTGCCACATAGATATATGCATGTCAAATGTGATTTTGTTTGTATTAATGAAATCATCATAAATCATCCTCATTTCAGGTGTTAATTTGTCAGCATCAACATTAGCTTGTCCCAAAAACTTAAGTAATTCAACAGGCATTTCACCTATTTTCTTTGTCATTTTAACATACTCAAAACAAACCATATCTAATAGATTATCAGAAAAAATTCCTCTTAGTGGATGTATTAATGCAATGAAATGTGATGGTATCATATGTGGCCCCCATTTAGTGTTATCAGCATTAAAAAAAATGATCCTCTCACCTTCTTTTAATGCTTGTGTACTATATCTCCTTTGATATTCGAATTTGTTTGTTTTTGTTAGCATCTCTACTTTGCTCATTTTACATAATTCCCGCATTATATGTTCTAATAGTGCATTTGCTATTTTTGTTTTGAAATCTTGAATGGCTATATCTCTATTTGCTGCTACATCATTTTTGGGGAAAAAGTTTGCATATGGTCTTTCATATGAGTTTATGAATGTGAAAGCCATTTCATCTAAGTTGGGAATGAAATCATTGGGATTAGCACTTTCTAATACATGTATAACTGCTTCAATATTTTTTTCTCTTTCATTTGTGGTTAATCTAATTGTTGGCTCTTTAATTACACCATCTCTTCTCTCTCTTTTTATGTTATCTCTTTCTTTTCTCATTTTATCTAAAGTTGCTGCAACAGTATTAGGATCAATATTTAAAGGCTTATCATTACGATTTTTAACAACAGATTTCGTATTTGATATATCTGATAAATTAACAAAAGGTGCTTTTGAATTGAGTCTTTGCTCAATTTTATCCCATCCAAGGATATCACATGTTTCTTTTGCAGCTAAATTGGTAAATCTTTTATCACACATGATGTGATTTTCAGCTAATGATATAACCATATCAGAGAAATTTACACAGTCTAATTTTGATGAGTAACCAAATACAGCTGATCTTCTATTTTCTATCATTTCAATATCTGCATTCTCTATTTTAATTTTTCCAATTGCTACTTTGAACTTATATTCTGCTTTGAAAATATCATTCATAATTGCAAGTGTGTGATGAAATGGATGTTCATCAGTTTTATTAATGTAATTAGCTAAGTAAAAATCACAGGTTAACTCATTTAGAGTAGTGCACATACCTATACCAGAACATCTAGGTATGAATAAATTGGTTACTCTTTTTGTAAGGATGTTTCCTTCTTCATCAGTTCCAACAGTGACAGGACTAGAAACAAAACACTTTGTTCTAGGATCAACACAGTACCTACAGTTTAATATCATTCTCTTTACTAACCAAATATCATATGGTGTTCTCATTGGAAGAGTTAGTTTGTCTAATAGTCCTTCCTCTAACCCAGCTGATAATGATGTTGCAGCCATTATAGCATATCTAATTAACTTTGCTATTGCCCCTGTTGTTCTCTTGTTTGTAAGAGCCATGATTGGGTTATAGCCAAAGTAATGTAAAATGTCAGTATTTTTAAGCACCCCTTTAACACTTTCTACAGTTTCAGCAGTATCCACTTGTCTTGGTAAATCAATTAGTTGACCTACTGTAGTAACCATAACTTTCACTAATATTGAAGAAAAATGAATAGCTGTTGCTGGTGTAACCTTCATCCACCCAGTTACAAAATATTTCCCAT